TTCTAAAGAAATTTTTGTTAAGGCCAGAGTATTATCTACTTTAGCATCAAGATGGGATTCATCATATTCAATTCCCATCTCATCAAAACTTTGACGCAGTTCTTCCACCAAAGCTGCTTTCTCAGCTTCCATCTCTGCCTGTATTTTAAGAGATTCTGCTCCCAGAGGTTTAGAAGTTGCCTGATCTTGAACGGGATCCTGAGTCTCTCCTCCCCCTTTGGCCTCGGCTCCTCCTCTCCATGCAGAGGCTAACTTACGTGCTTTGCTATTTGGAGTGCTTAACCCTTTTTGCCACGTATTTTTAAATTCAGATTCATTATAATTTTTAGATCCTAAATTACTTCCTTCAATTTTTATAACAGGAGAACCTCCTTTCTGATCTTCTTGTTTAGTAATAGAAATATTTCCTTTATTTCCTACATCAATTTGATCCTCCCCCTGAAATGCAGCCTGAGCAGCAGCTTGAAAATCTGTAGCGGCTTGTTCAAGTTCCGCCATTTCCTGTTCATCCTCCTGCTCATTGATAGAAAGCTTAAACTTTCTTTTCTTCAGGAGTTCATAACTTTCTAGTAAAGCGTAGTAGTAATTCATATAGACCTTATTATAGAAAAGCCCAGCCCAGATAAATCTAGGCTGGGCTTAGATACTTCAATTGTGTAATACTTTATTCCGACGTTGTTGTAGGTTGAGAAGTTTGTTCCATGAAATCATAACGGAAAGCGACTTCAATTGTATGAAATTCATTAGTAGAATAATTAAACTCAGCAGTTTTCCAACTCTTGGGGTAAATTCCATACACTTTAGTCTCCTGAAGAGGTTGACCTTGGGCGTCTAGTTGAAGGACACTAGCATAATTAGCTTTAAAAGTCTTCTTAGTTTCATTAAACTCGCCAGTCATAGGATTATAGATAGATCTAAACCATTCCCATAACTGGGCAGCAACCTTTGGATCATAAAGGTTGTCAAAGGTGACAGTTAGTTCTTCTGGGGATGCTTTACCTGGATAGAAGACCTTATCGTTAACACGATTAACTTCAATATCCTCAACGGTCATACCAACTGCTGTCACTTGCTTGGCTGCTAAGGTAAAGTTAGATGGAATTGATGGATCCGTGAGCACATTCTCTGGAAAAGCAAAATGAATTTCAAATTGATATGCGCGAATGGAATCCAGACCAACTGAAATTGTTGGTAATCCTGCGTTCCCTACATTTTTTCGGTTAGCATTTACATAAAAAGCTGTGTCTACCATTTATTTATCTCCTATAAAGTTCCTAACTGTGCTGATTGATTCGTAAGATTTAGCTCGAAGATAACAATTTCTGCTGTCTTTGTAGGCTTAATAAGAACTTTGCACCACATCTCATTTCGATCAATCCTTACTGGTGTATTTGTAGTTTCATTACAAACTACCTTAAACTCTGTGATCCCTCTTTTCCTTGCAATGTCATCGAGCATTGGGTTAAGAAGGGATTCTACTCGCGCCCATGTAAAGCTATCATTGGGCTCAAACACTAGACGTTGTGTAGAAGCAAGAATTTGTTTCTTAATATAGATCATCATTCTACGGATATTAATACGGTCTAGGGCTGTAGGCTGCCTTTGAGTAGTACGTTGTCCGTAAATCATAATACCATTTTGTGGGAAGTTTACAATTGGGTTTAGACAGTTACCACCAGAGTACATCGAATCACGATCACCTTGATTAAGAATAACTTCTACGTCTGTTGGCTTGGTCAAACGACCTCTAACAAAACCAGCAGGAGCAAACCATGGATAGGCAACATTATCTGTTACTGCCATTTGTCGTGCCCCATAAATCTCAGGAGCTAACCAGCGATCCTTGGCATCAAATACCTGGAACACCTTCAACCAAGGCCAGTATAGAGCAGCGTATGAACTATTGATAGCAGCGGTTCTAGTTACATCAAAACCATTGCTCCAATTAATAGCATCTCCTGGTGTACCCACTGCGTATGGAGGTGAAAGAAGAGCTAGGAAATCAGTAGTTCTCTCAGCAACCGTTACCAATCCATTCTGAATAGATTGATTATCACCAACACCTGGTCCAGGTGCTAGGGCAATTGAAATATTAAGAACTGGATCATCCAGAGCTTCGATACCTGTCTTACCCCCTGCACTACCTACTGCACCAATAATAGCTGTAGCAATATCTGTAGTATCAGCAGGAATACCATTGTTACCCCCTGCAAGATTGTAAGTACCTTGAACTAGCTTCACAAAACGAGGGTTGACATCTCCGTAGTAAGTACCTTCTCCTTGAGACCCAGTTACATCCCAACCAGTTCCTACCAAACTAGTGAGCTGCTTCTCATATGAAGTTAGGGCAGTTACACTTAGAGTATCATCATAAGTTCCTGATGCAAAGTTAGCTGTCACATACTCTGAAGTGCGACCTACATATGTGGTACCTATATCATCCTCCAAGAACGAAGCCGAGGTCATCCCAGCCTTGAAATCTTCAGCAGCAGTTCCCAAGTTATTTACTTGTTCTATTGTATTTTCTGCACCGTTAACTTCAACTTCAAATGAGACACCACTTGTGTCACCATTAGCCTTAGTACCAGCATTGTATCCTTCACCACCCCAAAGGCTTTTAACTAGGTAGCTAACCGAAGACGTTTCAATACTTACACCAGAAGCGGTGACTGAGGAAACTGGGGCTCCACCATCTATTAATGTTCCACTAGCATCTAAAGCATAAAGACCACTACACCCCACCCAGGCACTATCTAACTGTTGAACTTCCATTGTAATAGCAAATGTAGCTTTAGATCCAGCCGCAGCTCCCACTAAGAATGAAGAAGCATTAGCTGTATTTGCGTCTGCAAAAGCCCCAAACTTATCAGCATCTAAAGCCCCACCAATCTTCTTTTGAAGACCTTGAATTGTATTGGCTCCTGCCGAAGAAGAAACAGCAATGGTTCCACTTGGAATAGTATAAGTTTTAGCATCTACAATTGTAGAACGAGCCTGATCATATACACTTACAACAAATCTAACACCTGAAGTCGTCCCATCTGCACTGCCTATTGAAGACATCCCAATATTTGCTCCAGTAAGAGGCTCATGAATCGCATTTAGGGGAGGAATTGGATTAGTATGAGTACCGCTTACAAAAACAGCAGGACATGCACCCAATGGTACGGCAGCAGAAGCTTCCAGCACATTTGAATCAGCACACCTGATATAACGCATTGAATTGGTAGATTCTAGAATTTCTAAAGCCCCCTCTAGTCCTTGCCCTGTAATATACTCTGCGGGTTCCCCGAAAGTATCAACTAGTTGCTGTTGACTGGTAATTAAAGTAGCTTTTTCATTGCTCACGCCTGCGATTGGACCTCGGGAAGCAAACCCTACGATCCCTACAACAGACGAATTAATGGTGGGTGGATAATCTGAAATGTCTTTTTCAATAACATATACACCTGGACTTACGAAATTTGGCATTTAAATTCTCCTTATGCGTTCCTAATAGAAATTAGACTTCTCTCTTGATACCTAATCACATATTCATTGATGTATGAAGCAGGGACTTTGATAGTCTGTTTGGGGACCAAATAAATACTTTTAGTACCGTCTTCAGCACTAAAAGGAATACTCCAACTCTGTAAACTTGTATTTGTAATAAGCTTCATATAATCTCTCTCATAATATGTACCCTCTTCAGAGTAATTTTTTACCATTTTTTTTAATAGATTGTGGTCTCAGTATTAAATTCTTCTATCTCCCCTGTAGAGGTAATTAAAAATTTAGGATTAGGGATATAACATTCCAGTTTTATTGTAAATGTTCTGCGAATAACCCTATCCTGCCTATCTGCAACCTCAAACGAAGAGGTGTCTGCTTCATCCTCGATGAAAGCATGAGCGGTGTTAGTATAAGAATTTGTAATAACTAAGTGGGGGTTGAAGAGTAATCGTATTTGCTCTACAATTTGATCTAAATTTCCTTTATATTTTGCCCAAATATTAATTCCATATTCTATATCAACTGCGCGGGGGGCTAACCCTACCACCCTAAATGCTCTTCGCTTCTCCTCGCTCCAAAAAGATTCATTAATTAAAACTGGAGAATTCCTTCTCCTCATGTCTGCATTAGCCGATGAATTCTGATGAATAGATATGATGGGAAGAATTATATTGTTCTCTTGTTTTAATTTTGCAATGGTCCTTTCAGGATTAGCATGAATACACGAAATTCCTACAAGTTTATTTTCAGAATTAATATATCCCAGTGTACCCAACTTGGATATCATATACCGTAAAGATTCTCTATAAAATAAAGGAATATTATTAAATAATTTAGATCTTAATTCAATTTTGTTTCTAGCCCATTGATGTGGATGAGCAGGAGTAGCAAAACTTGGAATAGAACCTGAAGAAGTGGTCTCCAACATATTAACTTTATAGGTCATCGTATGTCTCCTCTATAGTTTTAACAGCATAAGGTCTTCCGAGAGGCTCAGAAACTTGTGTAAGAGGAGTATCCTGCACGTCTGGTGAATCCCTAAGGAGTTTAGCAGAACATACTAAATGATATACTCCATAAATTTCAAAACTATCTTCCTGCACTTCAAAAATTTCGTATCGCATGTTCTGGAATCTAGGTTGAAGAACATCCCCTGGCTTAAGAGTACCCCTAATTCGTTGCTCCATGTATGCTTTATTAAATATAAAAATCTGATCGTTGGTTAACTCTATTCCAAATTGGCTTAGATTTTCTTCTAAAACTTTAGGTTCATAATGTCCGTAAACTAAAATAGGTTCTTTAGCTATAGGTTTATTACGTGCTTCCATATAAACCTCATCATACTGAGTTTCTCCTTGCAGATAAGGATAGTATAACATTTCCGAACCTGAAATCTTAATCATCTCATCATCTACAATATTGAAAAGATTAATATCTGGATTACCAGGATCAAAGAAATTTAATTGACCATTGGAATCCTCTAGTTCAGGGAGAGGAGGAGGAGTAACTCCTACCTTAAAATTCTTTTTATTTTCCATTAGTATGTGGAGAACCTTGCTGGCTCTTCAAATTCATCTATGAGACGCTGGAATAGCTTTTCTTTTTCTTCTTGGCTCTCTTTAACTAAGGCATCTCCATTAAGCTTTGCTCCTCCTCCAGGTGAAGGTACTGTTTGGTACTTACCTCTGATCTGTCCCAAGGCTCCCTTAGCACATGCCAATGCATAGAGTTGAATCCAGTTCCTATAAGCAGGATGAAGCGTATCCGAATCTAAGGCTCTATAAACCACGATAACTGATTGACCAGAAACTTGAGGCATAGGAACTATAAGTAAATATTTATTATTAACTACAGAGAAAGCTCCTTCCTGCCCTAAAACTTTTCTAGTCATCTCTAAATTCTGTTGAAGAAGATAGAAGTCTGCTATGCCAAAGTTTTGAAACAGATAATTGTCTTGAAAGTATTTAATAAAAAAGTCAAATTCTAAGGTCCCTGCTTTCTGTTGAATAGATAACAGAGTCTTCTTGTATACCACATAAGATAAGTTATTTAGAATATAAGATGGCAGTTCATACATGTTAACCTTTGCAGTTATATCAAAGGTAGCAAACTGAGTAGCAAACAATGGAGCATGATTATACATTGTCCCCACTGCCTCATCTATACAGGTTTTAATTTGATAAGGAGTAAGTTCCACTCTCACAACAGGGTGGCCTAATCTAGCTAGAATAAAATCTTTTATATTTTCATCAAAATGGGAGAACTCAACACCGTCTGCCATGGTGGTGTTATTAAGTTTTTCATAATCAATAGCACCTTTGGTATGCTCTTCTCCATCATTGATGTTTGATCCAGCATAGGGAGTGAAACTATTTCCAAACGCCGCTAGGTTAGGTTTAATGGGCATAAGTTATTCCTTCTGTTAATATATAGGTAAAAACAAAGGGGCCAGGAAACTTAATTTCCTGGCCCCTTATACTTTCCTAACTAATTTTTAATTAGTCGCCTACCCAGTTACCAGTGTTACCACCTGCCACTCCCTGCGCAGCCTTCTGACCTGGCTGGAATAGGAAGTTAGCTGAAGCACCGATCAGTCGGATGATTCGATAGAACCTTCCTTCTGGTGCGACTGCTGCCTTACCATAACGAGTCAGGATTCCCTTCCTGGGTTGGAAGGTCTGAGGATCAGTGATGGTTGGGAGTTGCTGGAGTGGAATGTATGGGCAGTAAACAAACCCTGCATCCATTGGGCCAGAACCCTTATAACCAATCATGATTTCGTCTTCAGGATACATAGGATCAATATAAAGATCATACTTACCTGCAAACTTACCCTTATACGAGATAGAGGTAGGACTTGGACCCATACTAGTAGGTAAACCACCTTCAAGCTTCGCAGCCGACTCAAGCATGGCACCAATAAGAGGTGAAGTGACTAGCCAGTTACCTGGACCACGGAAAGTTGTCTTATAGATGTCATTAGCTGCAAAGTTGATTGCTGCAAGCAAGTTGGAATAAAGTTGACCAACGTGTTGAGCAGCAAACTTACCTGCTGGAGCCATAAAGGTACCAGAAAGATCAACCAAGTAAACGTTGCTATTTGTGCCCGAAGGATTGAATGCATTGTTATTGGCAAAATCATACAGGTATTCCTGTGGAACGAAACCTGCTACACCAGCTTGCCCAGCTTGTCGAGCTTGTGAAATTGGTG